ACTAGAAATCATGGGAGCAAGTAATTTTTATTTCAAGAACGCAAGGGCTTTGTATCCGTTATTTACAGATATTCCCGAAGACGAACAGGACCTATTCGATTATCATGAAGAAGGACAGAACATAGCTGAATGGATCGACGAATTAGTAGGTTTAGACAGCGTGGAATTCGAACGCATAGGACACGATCGAAGCTATCCTGAAAGAAGTCTAGGATACAAGCAGTTAAGCTACACATTCGGAGACTTCACACTGTATGTAGAAATTCAGCCAGTAATGAGAGCAGGATACTATGAAGGTGCGTGTTTAGACTATAACATTAAGTACAGTGATGACTTTGGATACGAATTCGACAGCATTGAAGACATCAGTGTAGACAGCTACTATTCAGACATGAACGCAGGTTTGTGTGCAATTGCTCAGGTAAGAGCGCAAAGAATGGCATCAGTACTTACTGACAAATTGACAGACAGCATGGAGGAAGCATTTGCGAAAATCGCAACTCCTTATAAATTAATCGGTCGAGCTAGCAATGGTGAGACGTTTTATGAGAAGATATGAAACTAGAAAAACTAACGGCAGAACAGGAAGTATTAATGGCTTCAACTGCACAAGAATGGAAGGACAGATTTTTTAATACGAAGCGTATAGATAAGGTAGCTTTCGAGGAAGGTATTAATTGGATTTATAATGACTTTTTAAAACTACCTAATCCACAAGTAGTTTACTGCGAAAGTTGGCTTGAAGCGTTATTGACTATTGAATTATTAAAGACTGGGGCTAACGTCGGGGATAACGTCAGGGCTAACGTCAGGGCTAACGTCAGGGCTAACGTCGAGGATAACGTCTGGGCTAACGTCGAGGATAACGTCAGGGCTAACGTCGGGGATAACGTCAGGGCTAACGTCAGGGCTAACGTCAGGGCTAACGTCGAGGATAACGTCTGGGCTAACGTCGGGGCTAGCGTTTGGGGATACTGTTGCTATATAAGCAGCTATTCAAACTTTGGATGGGTATCATTTTATGATTACTTCACAAAGATTGGAATACTAAATGATGAAAAATTCAACAAGTATTCAAGCTTGATTAAATCACGTATTTACCAGTCATACACATTTGAGAACGTAGTCATAGCAATTCAACCACCAAAACATATTCACTTAGATGATGAAGGCAGAATGAATTCACTGACTGAAAAGGCGTTCGAATGGACAGATGGTTACGGCTTCTATTATGTTAGTGGTTGCAACATTTCAGAAGAACTGTTTAACAAACTAAAAGAAGACAGTATCACAATCAACGATTTCTTGACAGAAGAAAATGAGGAAGTAAAGTCAGCTATCATTTCATACATTCAGCAGTCTAAAGGTGATGCAGGTGTGATGTCATTCTTTTCTGACTACCTTAAAGAAGTTGATACATACACTGACATTAAAGATCCATCCATGCTTGTTGGCACAACAAACGGACAGAATATCGGTGTGTACACGCTATTTAAAGGAGAGTTGAACGGTGTTGATATTGCGTATGTTAGATGTTTTTGTCCTTCAACAGATAGAATGTTCTTCCTTGGAGTTCATCCAGACAACAGCAATGCGAAAGACGCTATTGCTAGTCTATATCAAGTACCTTCTAATTTAAAGGATAAAATTGTTAGTATATCTCGTCAGGGAGAGAAGTTTTCTACTATCTTTGACGAGCAAACAACAGCGATGCTTGAGTCTGGAAGCATTGAAATTAGTGATTATGTATCGTTATCAGGCGACGATTACTTTAGGTTAATGTCTTACGAATATTAAAATTATGAAAGGAGTAAATGTAGCACCGTCGTCCACTAGTGGACATTACATTCAGAGAGCAAAGAAGGTAGTAAACCTTGATGCAGTTGCTGAAACGTTTTTAGTTGTAGGTGAGAGTGATTTGGTCACTAAAAACCACACAACATTAAAGCAAGAGAAGACTTGCTTGATTACAACACAGCAAGTATATAATCCGTTCGCACAGATGTTTGAGCGTTCTAAAGACTAGCGTCATGAACTTAAGAAAGCTAGTACAGAAAGTAGAACGTGAGGGCTTTGGGTCTTACTGCCTGAGAGACGGTAGTGAGATCTTTGGTCCTTCAATACCTATATCATAGCGAAATGTACGTTGGATCAGTCAGCGAAGCAGTAAGGGATCATATTCACAATCATGGCTTGTTGTTAGAACAGCCTAATATGTTTATGACCGTAACAGACGCTAAGTATTTTATTTTAATTGTTAATCATGAGACAGTATAGGGTATCAGTTAAGTTACCATACGATAGTGTGGAGCTTATGTATGTTTTTGTAGCCAGTGGAATGGTTGACTTGTTTGATCAGGTTCACGGCTTGATGTCAGCTACTTGTGACGACTACGATATAGTGTCAGTCAGACGTTGCAGTGAGAAGGTAGCTATTCAGATGGATTTGTTGTATTTAAATTAGAGTTATGACACCGAGAGAGAAAGCAGAAGAGTTGTATGTTAAGTTTTCGCATACAGCACTCAGTCACATTGAAGGTAAAAAATGCGCACTTATCGCAGTTGATGAGATACTAAATATAGATGACAATATGACTGTGGCAGCTTTAAAATACTGGCAACAAGTTAAACAAGAAATACAATCATTATGAAAAAAGACGAAATAAAAGTACTGATAGACTCAGAGGAAAAATTTAACGAAGCTAAGTCTTTGTTGCTTGAGTTAGGACAGGAGATGGAGACGTATCCAGAGTTTAAGTATGATGGAGTTGAAATGCTGTACTACAATACACATTTAGAGGAATGGTGTAAATGTCCTAATGAATGGATGGGTGAAGAAATAATAGTCACACTAGACCAGCTAAGAGAGATCCTCAGTGTCGAATCAACACAAAAAATGTCGAATTAATGTCGAATCTGTGTCGCTGAAAGTCCCGTAAACATTGAAAAGTGTTAAAGATGTTACATTTGTTCTATTCAATACGTGTAAAGAAAGAGTATAATGTATAAAGTATATAGAATTAATTCAGCACAACTGACACTATACAGCAATGACGGGGCATACAGCAACACTAAACCAACACAAATATGGAAAAATTCAACACTGGCGATAGGGTAATCGTCACTTATACAGGACAGAAGGGAGTAGTAACATCAGTTCAAGACAGATACGTAGGTGTAAGGCTATCAGGAATGAAGTCATCTTATATATACGCAGAGAACCTAATCAAGCACGACACAACAGAAGATAGCAGATCAATGATCGCATCATCAGCAGTTTCTTTATTGGTAGGCTTCCAGACTTTCGTTATATTTGCGATGAATGATTTGGATCTTGCAGGAATGATTGGAGGACTAGCGATGTATGTTACGTCGTTTATGGTATTGAAGACGCAACGTTAATTAGGTAAGCGGTACGACAGCGGTGTACTGTCGTTTAATTTAAATCACAATCATCATGTGGATATGTCAAGTAAGATACGGACCGAACGAGTTCTACGTCACGTTAGAGTGTAACGATGTCGGTGATGCAGTACTTGCGTTAGGTGAGTACTTGTATGAGTTAGATCCGACGGGAGTTTTTAGTGTAACATCAGTCAGCCAGTCAGAATGTGATATTGTACTGGAGGATACAATTTTAAATTAGTGTATATGGCACATTTTTTAGATGAAAAAGAGACACTTAGAATGGAGATAAGAAAGTCTCCTGCTATTGTTCAAGAGTATATTTCTTTTCTTGAAAGTAAATTGCACCAACCTACTGTTATAAGTTCGGTTTGCTCTTGCGTAAGAAAGCATAAACTTTACGAACATAACTTAAATGAATGTATAATTTGTGAAAAACCTATACGTCAAATGGCATATAACGGTAGGCAGATAAGAGCCGTTTCAATGGCACTTATGTGCTGTTAGCGTATGTTGCGGAAACAAGAATATAAAACTTAATTTAACAAAGAAATGGAACAAAAAGAAAAAGATGGAGGGAAAGAAACAATTGCCGTTTGGTTTTCATGCGGTGCTGCTTCTGCCGTTGCTGCAAAAAAGACCATTGAAAAGTATGGACAAACTCATAACGTTATTGTGGTAAATAACCCAGTCTCAAATGAGCATGAAGATAACAAACGATTTTTGAAAGACGTTGAGAAATGGATCGGTCAAGAAATACTATTCGCTACAAATCCAGATTTTCCTTCATGCGATATTGTAGATGTATTTGAAAAAAGAAAGTATATCTCAGGAGTTGCAGGCGCACCATGTACAAAACTATTAAAGAAAGAAGCACGTTACCACTTTGAAAAAACAAATCACATTGACTGGCACGTTTTAGGATTTACAGTTGATGAGAAAGTAAGGCATGAAAGATTTTCAAAGTTTGAACGAGGTAATACCATTCCTGTATTGATAGACTTGAATTTGACAAAAGGTAATTGCTTCGACATTCTTTTAGATGCTGGAATAAAACTTCCTGAAATATACAAATTAGGATTTCCAAATGCGAATTGTATTGGTTGCGTTAAATCACAAAGCCCTACATATTGGAACTTAGTTAGAGAAAAGTTTCCTGAAGTATTTAATCAACGGGCAAAGCAAAGCAGAAGAATCGGAGCGCGACTAGTAAAGTATAAAGGAAAACGTATTTTCTTAGATGAACTTGAACCAACGGCAAAAGGTGGTAAAATTAAATCTTGGGAATGTGGAATTTTCTGCGATACTGAATAAGTGCGTAGGCTTTTTCTTTTTGTTCTTTACAAACAAACTATGTATAGAATGAAGAATCAAGCACTTGAGCATAACGGACGGCAATATATGTAGTTGCCTTGCACGAATTTAACAAATTAGTATAAACCTTAATAGGCAATTACATATATTGCTTGTTAGCAAACGTTTTTAATATGGAAAATAAAATAATTAGTCGGTTAAAAGACTTATATAAACATAGAACCGAAATAGAAAAGAAATTAGTAATATCATTGAGATATACTACGAAAGACGAGCAAATACAAGAAAGTATAAACAATCTATCTGAAATGAGAGGTAGAATACAAGAATTAGAATATGTTTTAACACAAGAACAAGTTAATGTAATAAAAACGGAACTTGGTATGGACTTTTGGTAAATGTTTGCTAACGGTTTTCAGATATACGCATTTATAAAACAAAATTAAATATACATGGACAATATAAAAATAACAGCGACAATGCCAGATGGAACACAAAAAGAATTGTGTATATCTGATGTTATAGGTAGTTTTTTAAAAGAAAATCTTGAAATAATTATCAAGAAGGATTATAAATTTAGTAGAGGAGATGAATCTAATTTTGACGTAATAATTATGTTAGGCAGTGAAGTTATAAGTAAAACTGATTTTACTGTATATTCTTGAAAATTACCTATAACGGTTTGCAGATTGGCGGTCGTTTTAATGCCGCCAATGTGCTGTTATAAGTTGGCTGCGGATTATTAACTAAAAAATTAAATTAAAATGAAAATATTAATAGCTTGTGAGGAGAGCCAAGAAGTTTGCAGAGCTTTCCGAGAATTAGGATTTGAGGCTTATAGTTGCGACCTACAAGAATGTAGTGGCGGTAAACCTGAATGGCATATTGTAGGCGATGCGGTAAAGGAGGCTTATACTGGCAAATATGATATGATGATTGCACACCCACCTTGCACTTATATGAGTAGGGCTGGAGCAAGATGGATGTATCCAACAGCAGGTAATTTGTGCCAAGATAGATATGCGAAAGCAATGGAAGCGAAGGCTATGTTTTTGGAACTACTTAATGCACCTATTGAATTTATTGCAGTTGAAAACCCAACACCATTAAAAGTAGTTGAATTGCCAAAACATAGCCAAGCGATACAGCCATACGAATATGGACACGAATACAGTAAACGAACTTTATTATGGTTGAAAAATTTGCCACTATTAAAGCCGACTGATATTCAAAGCAATTATAAGCCGTATTTGCCGAGCAATACAGGAGGAAAAAAACGAGGACAAAGTTATAGCAGAGGAGTTTCAAAGAACGCAAAGGAAAGCTCAAAAACTTTCAGTGGGGTGGCAAAAGCTATGGCTGAACAATGGGGAACTTTCATTCGGAGCAGGAACGTAGCAGCTTGCTTATAACGTTTTGCGTGTATAAGAAGTGGCGGAATTAGAAGCCGAAAACTTCAATACAGCACTACACTTGATTTGAAAAACGAATGTTAAATTAACCACTAAACCCGCCATTTTTTATACACGCTGTTATGTGTAGTGCAGGTTTGGAACACAAATTTCAAAATATGGAAAAATTAAACAGAGGAGATAAAATTTATCTCGATGACAAAGCAAAGACAAAAGAATCTACAATAAACAATTATCTATCTTGTAGAGATGGTATTGTTGAAGTATTTGAGTATAATGATTCTTCAGGTTATGGTTCAAAAACAAGATTATTTCTTTGTGAAAATACAAAACACGAAGTAACGAGTATTGTTAGGCAAACTTGGAATGATTTTGCTAAAGAGTGGATTGAAGAAGAAATGACATTTGATACAGATTCTTTTGTCTTTTTGAAAGCACTAATCAACAATAAAAAGGAAGAGTTAGGAGGAAAATATTCTTTGGTGCGAGATTATTAGCATTACACATAATGGTTTGCGTATATACGAGGTACGCCTTAACGAAAATTTCAAATTATAAACAAATGCTTGTAGGCGTATCTTGTATATACGCTGTTAGCAGATAGTAAAAATTACGGATTATGAAATACTATAATTTTAGAATAACAAATTTAGGAATGGGTTGGTTTAGATGGAAACCAAAATATATGAAAAAGAACTCAAAATTCGATAGAGCATATTTCTTTATGTTTAATTGGAGAGTAGAATGGTGGTTTACAGACAAAGCGGAGTAATTTTTATTTCTGCTAACTACTGGCTAAGGATTAATTTATTATGTACTAATGAACACAATAACAGTAACTTATATACTTAAATTCGAGTTAAGTTTTGCACCAGAATATCAGTGGACAGATAACGGAATGTGTTTCAATATAAAGACAGGACGTCAGATCAGACAGACAGCACAAAGGTGCAGTATCGGTTACTGTATTCGAGGTAAGTTTCACACACTAACAAGCTTAAGACAGTCGCTTGTGAAGATCAGTAAATCAGACTGTCCGTTTTAAGTTATGATATATTTAGCTTTATGGATCTTAGGATTCACAATCATGGTCTTTGGGTCATTACAGAAGTACAGCCTGCTTCGCTTAAGCATGATAGGCTTTGGTTTTGTCAGTATGTTTGCTGGCATGTTTTTAACGTTTAAGTGGATGGTGTTATGAGACAGTTAGTTTATAATGCAGTAAAGCATTTAGAATGTGGCGAAACAATAGTTAGCTACCATAGGCACGACATGAAGCACTGTTCGTGTGGTGGAGCTATGGTTGACGGAGGAACGGACTACGCAAGGTATGGAGGTGATGGTATAGAGAAGATAAGTATCTATGCAGACGACGACTTTGAGTTAGTACGGAAGTATGCTACGAGAGGTAGTCGAGGACCGAACGGTGATCAGCCTTTATCGTGGATCGCGATATGCGATATGGACGACAACTACCTTCAGGCGGTCCTTGATTATGGTGGTCCTGACTGGCACTTGGATATCATTAGGAAAGAAATTAAATATAGAGGTTTATGAAACAAACACCAATTGAGTTCTTAATTGAACGCCTAGCAGAAAACGGTATGCTCCACAGCTCGGATATATGTAAAGCTAATGAGATGTTTAAGGAGCAGATAAAGTCGGCTAGACATAACGGAAGACAGGACTTTAGAAGTAATGGCTGTATGTTTAAAGAAGACGAACAATATTACAACGAAACTTATGGAAAACAGAAAGACAGCAGTAGAATGGTTGGTTAGTGAACTTTATATGTTTAATGAAGTTCCTGAATCAGTATATAAAATTATCAACCAAGCAAAAGAAATGGAGAACAGCAGACCACAAGAGTATGCAGAATTTGTAATCAGGTGTGACAGGATGGGAATGAAGATATTAAACTTTGAAGACTGGATGAAGTTATGAAACTAAAGAAAGGTGACACAATAAAAGTCAGACAGACAGAATCAATACTACAAAAACACCAAATAGAGGGTAATGTAGTATTTGATAGTTGGGAAGACGAAGAAAAGCTATATGTAATGCTGCCAAACGAACCAGCTGGTAAGCGATTTATGATACACTTAAAAGATATTGACGATGAATAAAATTGAAACACAAGATTGGACGGAAGTAGCTGAAAAGTTATACCGAAGGCAAAACCCACTATCAAAAATGGAAGAGTGCTTACGATAGACTTAGACCAATAGAAGATAAGTTCGAAAAGAAGTGCCACAAGAAATATTACAAGCAGTACGGATTTTAAAAAGTAAACCATGAAACTATACAAATTCAACAGGCAGACATTACGTTACAGAAGAACGTACCTGCCACACGGAATAATAATATTCCTCTCTCTACTACTAATAGCAGCACTGACACACAAACCGAAAGACACACACACTGTAGATACACAGACAGTAGTACTGAAGCCGCTGATACACACTGTAACTGCAACGTACTACAACGCTGAGGCAGCACAGTGTGACAGCGATCCAAGCATCACGGCAGACGGCAGTAAGGTAGTACGTGGCGTCAGGTGGGTAGCACTATCGCGCGACCTACTCAGACGTTGGGGTGGTAAGTTTGACTACGGTGATACTATCTACGCTGCTCATGCGGATAAAAGAATTGAAGGTTTATGGGTGGTACATGACTGCATGAATGCTAGATTTAAGAACAGGATTGATTTCTTGATAGAGAAAGGTCAATCGTTCAATGGTGTAACTAAAGGTGTAGCGATATGCGTTATGAGCAGCTCAGGGAGGAAATGATTAGAGATATTAACAAGTACAGTCAGGTAGAGCAGTTCTTGATTATAGCAAGGATCAAGCTGATAGATGAAGTCCTGAAGCGAGGACAGCCTACCAGACTAGCTAAAGAAAGTAAGGAGGAACTATGCAAGCTAAGGCGTATTTAGATAAGACACTAGGCGAGGATATAGGAAGCATGGGCTACCATATATCAGAGCTTATGGAAAGGTACCTGTATTTCAAGCTAATGATGTTTGAGGAAGGTATGGAGAAAGAAAGTGATGAATTAAATCGATTAAAAGAGAAGTATGAAAGTAAGAGTAAAGAACGCACCTAAGTCACACTGGTATGCAGGGATGGAGGGTAAGGAGTTTGAGGTTATAGGAAAGTCTGACGAGCATGAGGCATACCTTGTTGAGGTACCGAAGTACACAGGTCGGTACATCTACTATGTTGATTGTGAACCTGTAGTATTATTTAAGATTGTGCTAAAGAAAGTAAAAACTTCATTAGATAAACTTTATTTAACTATTGGAAAGGAGTACAATGTAGTGGGAATAAGCAATGGAGATAACTACATCGTACTCAACGATGTAGGTAATGAATTCTTTATTAGCATGGACATGATAGATGTGACAGCTGGAAACAAACCGATAAAGATTACTACCATTGATAAGCACTACGACAACAGTAATGGTAGCCTATATAAGTTTGCTGAGGATCATGGATTAAATGCGTATGAATTCGATTGCATAAAACGTATAGTGAGATGCCGTAAGAAAGGACAGTTTACATCTGACATAGAGAAAACAATCCGAGTACTTAATCTGTATCTTGAAGAGCAGGGTGATAAATATAAAGGACAGTATGAACAATTAAACAAATAAAATATGAATAGCTTATTATTAACAGATGGATACAAAGTAGGACATCACCTTCAGTATCCAAAAGGAACGAATTTAGTTTACTCTAACTTCACTCCAAGATCAAACAAGTACGCACCAAATGGATGTGATAGTGTAGTATCTTTTGGTCAGCAGATGGTTATGAAGATTATTCATGAATCATTTGAAAAGAATTTTTTCTCACGTCAAAAGGAAGAAGTGTGTGGAGAAATGAAGAAAGAACTATCAATGTATCTTAATACGGATTATGATGTTTCACACTTTGAAGCATTGCACGAATTAGGATATCTTCCAATAAACGTAAGATCAATTACTGAAGGCGAGTTAGTTCCAATAAAAATACCAGTACTTACAATACACAACACAAAGAGTGAGTTTTATTGGCTAACGAACTATCTTGAGACTATTATTTCTAACTTACTTTGGAAGCCAATGACTTCAGCCACAATAGCTCATCAGTATAGAAAAGTATTGTCTAATTGGCAACAGAAGACAGACAAGGATAATGCATGGTTTATTGACTGGCAGGGTCATGACTTTTCAATGAGAGGACTTGATTCTGTTGAAGCCTCAATGTCTTCAGGTTTAGGTCACTTAACGTCATTCTCTGGGTCTGACTCACTTCCAGCAATTCATGCAGCAAGAAAGTATTACGGAGAAGATGGATTTGTTGCAGGTAGTGTGAATGCTACAGAACATTCCGTAATGTGTGCAGGAACAAAGGATGATGAACTTGGAACCTTTAGAAGATTGATGAAAACTTTCCCTACAGGAATCCTGTCGATTGTATCTGATACATGGGACCTATGGCGAGTATGTACTGAGTATCTTCCTGTATTGAAGAAAGAGATTCTTGCTCGTGATGGAAAGATCGTTATTCGTCCTGACTCTGGAGATCCAGTTGACATTCTTTGTGGTCAACATGATAGTAAATGGACTAGAAGTATTCAAGACATACCAAAGCAAAAAGGAGTAATCGAACTCCTATGGGATGTATTCGGTGGAACAATTAACGAACAAGGATACAAAGTTCTTGACCCACACATTGGAGCTATATACGGTGATTCAATTACAATCGATCGAGCAGATGAAATTTGTCGTCGTTTAGAGTCTAAAGGATTTGCCAGTACTAATGTGGTACTTGGAATCGGATCGTTTACTTATCAGTATAATACTCGTGATACATTTGGATTCGCTATGAAAGCAACGTATGTAGAAGTTGACGGAGAGGCTCGTGAGATATTCAAAAATCCAGTAACTGATGATGGAACCAAAAAATCTGCCACAGGTCTTTTGAAGGTTATAAAGAATGACGATGGTGAATTCATGCTAAACGACAGATCTAATTGGGTAGAGTGTAGTCAAGGGGAATTAAAAACAATATACATCAATGGAGAGTTTCACAATCATGTTACTTTAAGTGATGTTAAAAAACGTTTAAATGGATAAATATCTAAATAGAGAGGAGTCTTACCAAAGGCTTCTCTCTGAATATCGAAAATACAATAGTTTGATTGTTTGTGTAGATTTTGATGACACGCTGTATGACTTTCATAAACAGGGAAATTCTTACGAACAAGTTATACAACTTATTAGAGATCTTCATAAAGCAAATTGTCATATCATTATATGGACTGGAAATCAGGATTTGGAATTGATAGAAGCGTATCTATTCAATAAGAATATTCCATACAATAATATCAATGACGAGGCTCCTGTAAGTAAAAAATTATTAGGAAACAAGGTTCCACGAAAAGTATATGCTAATGTTTATATTGATGATCGTTCTGGAATGACGCAAGTGTATGAAGATTTATTAAGGCTCTTAAAGGAAACACAACATGAAAATTGATCTAAGAAAAGGAATAGGTGACTTCGGGTCTTACGAGATAGTAAGATTTCCAGATAACACATTAAAGTTTAAGCTAAAGTCGCACGAATATCAATATACTGACGTTTTTATAGTGACTTCTCTTCACAGCAATGAAGATATCATACTTTTAGGTCTTGTTATAGATTTCTTTGAAGGTATAGATGAAAAGGTAGTTGTAAGAATAGACTACATGATGTATCAGCAAGACGATAGAAGGTTTGCAGATAACGAATCATTTGGTCTTAAATTCATAGCTAGATTCTTGAATTCATTTAAAAACATTGAAAAAGTTATGATATTCCACCCTCACTCTGATAAAATAGAGTTGATTGATAAATGCCAGATACTTAGCAATACTAGCTTCATAAATCAAGCACTAACAAATATTAGAGAGGATTCTTACTGGGTGATACCTGACAGTGGTGCATTCAAGACTCAATTTAAGCAGATAGAAGTTCTTGGGTGGCAAAACTTTATCACATGTATGAAGTCAAGAGATCATGAAACTAGAGAAATAAAGACAGTAGTAAACTGTAAGAACCTTGAAGGTAGAGATTGTTTTATTATTGATGATATTTGTCTTGGTGGTAGAACTTTTATTAATATTGCTGAGGAGTTAAGAAAAAAGAACTGCGGAAAGTTATATTTAATTGTGAGTCACGGAGTATTTAATAATGGTATAGATCACTTGATAGACTACTTTGATACTATATACACTACAGATAGTATATGTAAATTAAATGAATCAGTTAACTTAAAAATATATAAACTATGAAAACAGTATTTCGCGTAGGGGACAAGGTGTTTGACATACATTACGGATGGGGAGTTGTAGATAAAATATGTGATACTTGGGACTATCCAGTGTATGTGAAGTTTCTTAAAGACATAATTTCATATACATTATATGGGGAAGTTTATAGCAATATGGCACCTACCCTATCCTTCACCGAGTACACACTTCAGGGCTTCAGTCAGGAGCGTCCAGTAGTACTTCCTGAAGTTGGGGAATTGGTGTTGGTAAGGGATAATGATAGTCAGCAGTGGAGGACAGCATCATTTGTGTGCTACAAGAATGGTCTTTATCATTGTTTTATGTCAAATGATTCAAGAACAATACCAGCACCATTCACTAAATGCAAACGTTTTAAATTTATTGAGGAATGAAAGCATGGCAAGATTTAGAAAAGACAGTAGCACTGTATTGGACGGGAGACGATAGAGAGCCTAAGAGTCACTACTACATCGATCACGGTGTTAAGATAGAGAGGTTCGCAGATGACGGACGGTTTGAAATCAAGAACGTACAACTAGCAGGCGACCACTACGAAGACGTTAGTGAGGAAGAAAGAAAGGTATTCGAGACTGAAGGCTGGCTTGATGGATGTTACTTCGTATGTCAGAACACATACACACGACGTCTGAACAAGGTAAACTACTTAATATCAGTAGAGAAGGACTTGAATACGCTAGATGATTTAATGGTAAGGAAGGCAGTACTAACAAAAAAGTTGGACAGGTACTATGAATTGTCATCAAAATTGTCTAATTTTACACCGCAATAATTTAATTCAAATAAAGTATGAGTAAGAAACACTGGAGAAATCTGATTCAGGATCAGAAGTACTTAGGGTCTTGGGACCTTGAGGTTGATGGGAAGTACACGCCCGTAGTAGTAACAATTGAGAAGATATACGTAGGCGAGTTCACATCGCAAGGTGGTACAGAATCTAAGCCTTTCGCCAAGCTAAAAGAATTTCAGAAGCCAATGGTGCTTCAGATTGCAAACTTCACACGCATGGAGAAGCTGTTCGGCACAATGGACTGGGAGCAGTACATCGGTAAGCAGATTGTGTTAGGAGTAGAGAACGTTAAATTCAAGGGTGACGTTATCCCTGCCTTACGTTTCTCATCACGTCCTGTACCACAACAGACGAAATTACCACCAATGACTGACGTAGAGTTTGAGAAAGCGTTAGCTAACTTCAAGGCAGGCAAGACAACAGTAGAGAAGCTAGAAAGTCTTCGAACACTAACAGCAGAACAGAAAGCCCAGCTGATATGAATATAAGGGAAGTAATCAAGTTCCGAGCAAGCGGTGCGGCACCACTGTTTCTCGGAACTGATGGGCTGACTGAAGCTCAGAGAAGAGAGTACGACGGGCTACTAGAAAGACAAGAGCAATCAGAGACAGATCCGAAGAAGAAGCTGACAGACAACATGCTTCAGAAGCTTGAGCAGTTTAAAGCTATTGATGATTGTGATACAGTAGAGCTGTCTGCAGGTGCAAAGACTTACGTTGAGGAGTTAGTAAATGAGTTCCACTTTCAGTACAAGTCTACTCACGACAGTAAGGAGAAAGAGAAAGGCACGCAAGCAGAAGAGGAAGGCATCGAGGTACTTAACGCGTTACTGTTTACAAACTATCAAAAGTCAGACAGCGAGCTTATATGGGGTAATTTAAAAGGGCATCCAGACATCGAGGACGACATTGACCTGATGATAGCTGACATAAAGTGTTCGTGGACAAAGAAGACGTTTCCAAAGCTACCAAGACACATAAGCAACAGTACGTATGAGTGGCAGCTTAAGCTGTACTGCTACATGAAGTCAATGATGACTGGCTTACCGTACAGAAAGGCTATGCTTGCTTACGTCCTTGTAACCACACCTGAAGAGCTTATTCCTGACTACGAGGACGACTCGCTCCACTACATGGAGGACTTGGATCTTAAGGACAGGGTTACTAGAGTAGAGTTTGAACTAACTGACGCTGACATAGCGCACATCGAAAGAAGGGTAGCAGCAGCCCTTGATTATGCTGAACTATATTATAATGAATTGTTAAATAAAAACAAATGAGTTACAAACTAACAGGAACAGTAAAACAAATTGGATCTACAGTACAGGTTACTGAGAAATTCAAGAAGAGAGAAATCGTTGTAACAGATGCATCATCAATGTATCCACAGCACGTAACCTTCCAGCTAACACAAGATAAGTGCGACCTACTAGACATGTTTCAGGAAGGACAGTCTGTAGAGGTGTCATTTAACGTAGAAGGACGCGAGTACACAGATAAGAACACTGGAGAGATCAAACACTTCAACAGTCTCACAGCATGGAGAATTGAAGCAGCTGTTGCACCAATGCCTGCAACACCTCCAGTAGGACAAGCAGCAACTCTTGCAGCGGCACCAGTTGACGACGAGTCGTTGCCATTCTAGTGCAACTAACGGGCGGCGAAATATCCGCCCATTTTTAATTTTTTTTATCCGATAAGTATGTTAATAACCATTTTTGAAAACTATAACGCAACAGATAAGCCACACTACATCTCTGTTGACAGTGTGGTGAATCGGATAAGAAGCGGTAAGTCAAAGGAGCTATGCAACAGCATAAGGCAGGAATCACAGAAGGAAGAAAGGAATAAACTGAAGTCACGCCTGCCAGCAATATGTTTTGGCGGTAAGTTCACAACCCGTTCAATGGACGGTCTAGCTGAACCTTCAGGACTTATGACTTTAGACTTCGACGGTTTCGAATCCAAGGAAGCACTTGAGACTAAACGCTTCGAGTTTGAGATGGACGACTACACACACATCTGCTTCCTGTCTCCATCAGGTGACGGACTGAAGGTAGTGGTACGAATCCCTCCAGCAGACAAGACATCATACAAGCAGTACTTCAAGGCACTAAAAGAGTACTACAACACCACATACTTCGATAACTCATGCTCAGATATCAGTCGGATCACTTACGAGTCATACGACGAGAACATCTTTGTAAACAGTCAGTCGCTAGTGTGGGACAAGAAGATAGAAGAAAAGCCAGTAGAACAAAGAAAAGTACTGATACCAACAGATGACACTAATAAGATAGTTATCGGTATATTAAGCTGGTGGAACAGGACTCACGGTCTTGTATCAGGAAAGCGTAATCATAACATGTTCATCCTTGCTTCAGCACTTAATGAGTACGGTGTAGAGAAGACAGAAGCACTTTCTACCTGCCTGCAGTTCGTACAGCCTGACTTCAGTGAGCGAGAGATCACCACAACAGTTGAGTCTGCTTACAGAAATACGGCAATGTTTAACACAAGCCAGTGGGAAGACAGAGAGGCAGTAAAAGAGGTAGAACGTCTTGTAGCTAAATCAGTACCCGTAGAGACGATTAGAGCCATTATTCCTGAAGTGACTGAGGATAACATCAACGAAATAAAAGATAACGTCTCAGAGATAGATTTCTGGTACTTCAACAAGAACGGTGGTGTAGAGTTTGTAAACCACAGGTACAGAGACTTTCTTACTGATAACGGTTTCTACAAGTACTACGCATCAAGGGACGGCACGTTTGTTCTTGTACACATGGAAGGTAACATTATCAGACAGGTTCTTGACGATCACATTAAAGATTTTGTCATTAACTACTTGTATAATAAATCTGATAAGCGTATCTTTGACGCGTATTCGGGCAGCACTAAGCTACAGAAGGAAGACTTTCTGTCATTCCTGCCTAACGTGAATAATAACTTTATGCGAGACACAAGGAACTACTCACACATCTACTACAAGAACTGTGCTATCAGGATTGGTAAGGATAGCATCGAACAGCTTGACTACAGCGACTTAGGTGGTATAGTGTGGGAGAAGAACATCCTTGACAGGTCGTATGTAGGTCACACAGACTACAGCGGATGTGAGTTTGAGAGGTTCCTTTCGAATATCTCAGGTGGAGAGGAAGGCAGGTTAAACACCATGCGCTCAACTCTTGGGTACATGATGCACAGGTTTAATGACCCTGCATACAACCCTGCTGTCATTCTGAACGACGAAACGATCTCAGATAAACCTGAAGGTGGTACTGGTAAGGGTATCTTTGTTAACTCGATTTCTAAAGTTAGAAAGACCGTACACATAAACGGTAAGAACTTAGATCCGAAGAACAGGTTTGCCTACCAACGTGTAACACCTGACACTCAGGTTATCGCGCTTCAGGACATCGAGAAGAACTTTCCGTTCGACTCGCTGTTTTCTATCCTTACTGAAGGGATGCCGATAGAGGTGAAGAACCAGCAGGAGATGTTTATACCGTTTCAGGACTTAGCGAAGTTTATTATCACAACAAACCACGCAATCAAAGGTGACGGTAACTCTAACAACAGACGTAAGTGGGAGGTTGAATTCACTCAGTACTACTCTGAGAACTTCACGCCTTACCATGAGTTTGGTCACACGTTGTTCGATGACTGGAGCGAGGAAGAGTGGGCGCGATTTGATTCATTCATGATCTCTAACGTACAGCTGTACTTAAGTAAGGGATTGATTAAGTCTAAGTTTAAGAACCTGAAAGTTAGGAAGTTCTACATAGCTACATCGCATGAGTTTGCTGAGTGGGCGTTGGGTGAAGATAAGGAACACGCGCTTAAGCCAGACATCGACTACATAGGACAGAACGTGATGAATGACTTTATGGAGAAGTACCCTGACTATGGTCAGTACGGCAAGATAAAGCTTACACACAGGACGTTCTATAGGTGGCTTGATGAGTACGCTAAATTTAGGTACGGCACGAAGCTCATTGAGAAGAGATCTGCAATGGGAAAGGTTATTAGTTTTTATGAAGAAA